TCTGTTATCCAATAATTGCCGCTGTCCATCCATGTGCTGATGAGAATCACGCGTCCTATTATCTTTTGTCGCTAGCCATTCTTTATATGCCACAACACCGCTCTGTTTATATCCCTCAAAAGAGCCGAAGTTATATGCCCCGCCTGTTTCGGTGCGTGCTATCATTTCTGCACGCCACGTCTTGGCATCTGTGAACACTTCCTTGACCCGCTTCTTAAGTTGTGGTATGCCTTCACCATCCAACAAGCCAGCACGCAATTGCTCTCTCAGTTGGTTCGCTGTCGTCTCAGTAATCTCTTTGGCAAACTTGAATTTCTTATTCTCAATGAACTCCGTTACTCGCGGATTCCGTATGTCAAATGATACGCCCATTATTACATTAATGCCTGTCTGCCCTGCATCAGATATAATGCCCGGAAGCATAAGCTGACCGAATTCCTCAAAAATAACACGCCATTTACCCTCATCGGGTAATAATTGTTCAACTGATGCCTTAATCTGTATCTCTCCGGCTTTCTGGCTCTCTGGCTCTCTCGCCCTCTGGAATAGCGGCGCAAGATGGGAGTCTATCTTATCATTGACCTCTTTTTCCATAGCGGAGAATCGTGGCACTAAGCCAGCTATCCACTTCTTGTCGTGAATAGACATAGCCGCATCAATAGCCTGCCAGCGTTCAAGCCTGGTTAGCTTGATAACGGCTTCTGCTATTTCGGTTAGCTCTATGTCGGTTAAGAGCTCCATAGATTATTCCTTTCATCCTCTATGCAAAGAATTTTCGCCACAAATACTGCATTCAACCTCTCTCTTAGAATTCGGCACCCGGCCGCGACTGGTTGAAAGCCGCCGCCGGGAATTAAGCCAAGAGATTAGCCTAGCCGGATATTTAAAAATGGCATAAAAAAAGGCACAAGGAAACATTTAGCATGTCTCCTCCGGCTCATCTATTAAGGCATTTAGAGCATCTAACGCTTCATTTAATTCATCTCGGTCATCAAGAACCAGAGATATACATTTCATATTGCTCGCTGTAGCAACGTAAATATCAATAAGATATTTTCCCTCAATAACTCCGGTAAAACAGGCGGCTACAAAATAATGCCTATCAATTATTAAACAATTTTTCCCTAAATTAATCCTGGCCATGTCTTATCTCCTTTTGTTTCATCTTTTCCATTATGCCGTCAATTATCTGACGCGCTAGTTGCCCCTGCGGTGGCGGCGGCTGTTGACCTAACGGAACTAAATTTGATGGCACTAGCAATTCATCAGCTAGCGGGTTCGGACTCGGCTCGATTCCCATTGCAGCGCGCTCTTCATTCCGGGTAGTAAGCCCAGTCTCTAAATTCGTTTCCCGCTCCTCTAAGGCGGCTCTCTGATCCTCTTTTACAATATCCTTGGCAGCAAAGAACATGCCGGATACATCACTATACAATGGCAATAATTTCTCTGTCAACGACTGGCTAATAAGCATAAGTAGCGGCTGAACAGTATCGCGTAGAAACTGAACATCCTGACCTTGCACAACACTACGATTAGATGGGTTACTCAGCATTGATATAGGCACGCCATGACTATTAGCTATCGCTTCACGTGCTAATCGCCACGTTACTTCAATGCCCATTTCATCAGGCGTATAGCCAAGCTTTTCTATCTCATAATCCCCGCCATTAGAGAACGCCAGCTTTGCCGACTTCTCTATTCCGGCATACATTTCATTAAACTGCTTTTGAAATGCTTGAAACGTAGCGTCTGGTATTTTAGTCTTGAAATGTACTAAACCCGCTGGTATGCCGTGATTCGTTAAGTTAGTATTCAGATACGTGAGTAAGTTCTTTTCGATATTCGCCCAACCAGACGAGATATACGACATCCCGGCGCCCCACGTGGTTGACCATGAGCCATAATTGGCAAAATGCACAACGTTCTTGGCGCCCATGCTCTTTTTTTTGTTATCTTCCGTATACCAGTATTTCGATGGCTTGCCAGCCGCGTCTTCCTCTATCTCGTAGAAAAAGTTTGGCATAACGAATCGTATCAATGATGGAATTGTGCCATTGTAGTCTATGATCCAGAATGCATTCCCTGTCAATACGATATGCTCTATCAAAGTCTTTATAGCGTCTTGCTGTGTAAATGTCGAATTTATGTATTTGATAAGTTGTAATGGCGGGTATGTCGGGTCAGTTATTTCTTCTATTTTAGCAGATTTAGCTATTTCTTGTATGTACGAATGCTGGCAAAGCCATTCGCTTTTCTCTTTAGAAACCAATTTATGCGTCTTGCTATTGCCCTCTTTTACTTCTCTGAAGAGCTGTATTTCCGAGTTAGCTGACGCTCTAGAAATATTATTAATGCAGTTGGCTGTAGTGTCGTATTTCAAATCGAGTAACTTGGTGCGCTCATCCCAGTTGATACGCCCCGTATGGACACTCATACCAAGCGACATGAAATAACCCGCCCAGTTTGCCGTGTCAAACGTCTGCGGTGTCGCCTGCTTCTTTAGTAGGAAGTTGTATGCCTTAACTAAGATTCCTTCGTCCATATTGCCTCTCGGTTAATGTCTCCTGTCTATATTATACACTATTATTAAGAATTGTCAATTAATTTATTTGTATTTTAATTCACTTTAACACAAAAAAATGTGATTCATTTTAGCCAACTCAGACTTATCGGCGTATTCGCCCCGCCATGAGTAAAGACTCCCATTCTAAGACTATCACACAAATGGTCATTAAACTTGACGGGCATTTCCTTATCTAATACATCACCATTCTTGCCAGCTCGCCACTTATACCCGCGGATCTCTTTCTGCAAATTTACGCTTTCTTCGTGGATATGTAGCTTGTATGCCATAACCGCTCTAATGCCTTCTATAACGCTATTGGGGCCTTTGTCTGCTGGCTGTATGGCATATCTACCATCGTTGGCGATTTCTTCAATCGTGGCTGGCTGTGCTGAATCAGCATAGATAAGCCCATTTTGTACCTGTGGATATTTGCTCATTTCGCTGATCAGCATCGGCGTTGTTAAGTGCTTCTCATATATCAACTCCTTGATATATAAGTCCATCTCTCGTATACTAATCTCTATCAATGCCGATGGATTCGTGAAGCCAAAGTCTAGTCCATAGATGATCTCGTCAAAGCCGGTTGGCCAATTAGCGTCTTTTACAATATCCCAATTCGAGTATATAATGCCCGTTGGCGTTGCCCATATACCAAGACCGTAGATCAGCCAGTATGTCCAGTCCTGCACTTGAAGGCCTTCTATTTCTGCCACGTATTCTGGCTCATTAAATGGGTTATCCTTATATGTGCTATGACATACAGCCGTATCATCTGGTGGATTATCAACCACGTCTTTCAGGAAGCTATTTTCATCATTGGGATTGAACGAAGCAAAAAGCTGATTAACACCAATAGGGTTTCCGCCACGTAAACGCAAGCAAATCTGCCGATATTCCTGTACAGTTAATTCAATCGCTTCTTCTATCCAGATATAATTAGGCCGCTCGAAGGATTTAATTTTGTTAGGATCGTCAAGCGACTTAAAAATCATCTTATTCCTACACCACGTCAAGGACAAATCGCTTTTATTTACCTTGACATCGGGAATCTCATATAATTCAATCAAGTCAAGCATTAATTGCCAGCAGGAATCTTTTAATGCCGGCCCGGTCTTACGGATAATCAGTATGCGTATTCCAGAATAGGGATATTGGATAAATTTTTCAAAGAGCAAAAACTGCGCTATTGCCCACGACTTGGCAGAGCCAGCCGAACCATAGAGCAAGTTCTTTCTTGCTTTAGTCTCAAGCAAAAAAGTAAAATTCTTTTCAGCGACTTCCACGTCTGCCGTTATCATTCTTTGGGCCTTATTATCTTATATTGGACATTTATTTCTTGCGCGCCGCTATGTTCCAGTTGCGCTTTTTCAACAGGCTTCAAGCCCGCCCGGTCGAGTATATCCTTTATCATGCCAGCTTGCACTTTATCATCATTTGTGCCTTCCCTAATAATACGTTGAGCTTGTATCATAGCATCAGCGCGCAATACATCAAGACTAATCATGTCTTTAGCTAAATTCACATCACGGCGTCTTTGTATTTCAGCCTGCACCTGTGGATTCCTGAAGATTTCCGATGCGGAAGACCAAGCCGCTGTATCAGTTTTAGCCTGATAACCAGCTTCGCGATATGCCTGTACCAGCGTCTTGCCCTTCATGACGCCATCAATAAATTTCCCATGTTTTAATTCTACTGCTTTGCTTGTCATTCTATTCCACTTCTCTATTAATGTGACATCGTTTCCGAATAATGTCGTTTCCCATATTGGTTGAGTATTTATTCCTATGTATAATTATCTCTTGTTAAGACCAAGAACCGCTTTTTATTCGATATGCTTTGCGCTGTTTGGACATTTCCTATCACTTCGCTAAAAACTGTCACAATCTCAATCCAGTTTCGTATCAAATATCGCTAGATGGATGATCTTCTTTATTGGTATCAAGCACCCAAGTGTTCTATATTTATAACCTGTGTTGTCATTATCCGCGCCAAAGGTATTGAAATGCTCAAAATGCTGGATAACATATTCCAGAAAGTTCTTGAAGTTAAAGCCCAATAGCCGCTGTGACGGTATCAGCAAAAAGAAGATATAATCAACTTTATACATATTGAATTCGGCTCCGATAACACTGTTCCGGGTAGAGTATGCTTGACTAATGGTTTCTACTGGAAGATTCCCTGTTTTATCTGCCCAACCATCAACTTTGAGCTGTATACTGTATTCGCCTTCGCTGGTAGTAATCCAATAATCAATGCCTTGCTTATCTTCTGACAGTTTACCTTTAACTACGCCGGTAATCTTAGGCCGTGTTTTAAGCCATTCAATAAACCGTTCGCTATACGGCTTCTGCTTTTCGTTAGAATCGTTAAAGTTAAATATACTCTTATCGCCAAATGCACTCATAATTTAACTGTCCAGCCAAAATCACCAAATAACTTACAGAAGATATAAGGCTTATTGCCAATGTAAACAATCGCTTGGCCTTGCAATGGGGCCCCAATAATCCCATCAACGCCCCAATATTTTACCCGCCCTGTTGGAAAGCATATTGCATTAGCCAACTCTACTAACACTCTAAACCATTTCGTTTCCGTTGCATTATTGACAAGAACGATAGCTGATTCGACATTCCCTAACCGTATTTCCTCACTGAGTTTATTGATAAATTCTGGAATCAAATCCGCCGAATATGGCGGGTTAAGCCAGATATTGCCTATCCACTCTTGAGCCAATCCGTCATCTTCAATAGTGTAAATCTGGTTTGCCTTGATAACGGTATTTGCCAATTCAGTAGAAGCTGGGTCCAAGTCTATTACGTCAAGCACGGCTCTTGCGGCTTGAATATATTCAGCAGGAGTATACCATTCATTATTACCAGAGTTATATGAGATATGCGGCTTGTCTGTTTTATCTTTTATGGCTTCTAAAACAGCAGTTCGAGTTGGTAAGTCGTCTCGTTCTCTTGCGTCTGCTTTGACTTGCTCAACAACATCTCTATGCTCTGCCATACGCTGAAATGCCGATGATTGATTCTTGCTAATGCCATCAGGTAAAACGCTTCCCTCTATAAATTTACCGTAGTCATTCCGCTGTGACTGCGGCTCTATTGCCTTTAATAAATCGCCCATCCGCGTTTCAGCATCCAATAACGCCTCTGCCAACATTTGCGCTTCTTCTTTTTTCTGTTCCATAACGTCTCTAGCTAGATTCAGCTTGTCAATAGCACGGATTTCCGCTCTGACAGATACTAGCTTTTCTCTGCCAACGAGAATATATTTGCTCAAGTCATGAATATTCGCTGGTAAATGCTCAATTCGATTTTCGATACTCATTTGTTCCCCTTTGTTTTAACTGCCACTCACGCCATTTCTGCGGCTCGCGATACTTGCACGGCACATTGTCGCATGAGCATAGCACACATCCGCCACCGGCTGGTTTATGATATGTTATTGCCATACGGTATCTTTTTACCTTCGCGTTCCAGAAACACATCCGCATCTGTGCCTTTGTGATTTATGTATCGCTTGACAATAACGTCACAATAATGCTCATCCAGTTCCATCATAAAACATATACGATTCAACTCTTCACAGGCGATAAGCGTAGACCCCGAACTGCCAAATAAATCTAAAACAATCTCATCTTTACGTGAACTATTACAAATTGCTTTAGCGCATAATGCTATAGGCTTCATGGTTGGATGCAAGCCGCTTTTTAATGGCTTGTTTATTTCCCATGTAGATACTTCGGAAGATGTCCCATAAAACTTATGGCCGCCTTTTTCCCAACCATAGAGAATTGGTTCGTGCTTATAATTGTAATCGCTTCTGCCCAGAACATGATTATTTTTCACCCATATTAAACAATGCTTTAATTCCCATCCAGCCTTTACTATCATCATCATCATCATCATCATTAATTC